TCGGTTCCGCAGAATTTCTTCGGGCACTGCGCCCCGTAGGTGTCGCCGACCGTTTGATTCAGCGCGTCGATCAGCGACACGCCGCCGATGCGGAAACGGTGATCGAGCAGTGTTGCCTTGCCGAAGATGCCGGCAACGATCGGCTCCTGATCCTCGACCGGCGCCGCCCAGGAGGTCGCGAACACGTAGCAGCGAGCGCCATCAAAAAGACCGCTGCCGACTGCCGCGCGCGACACGCCGGAAGCTCCCGCGATTCCTTCCAGATCCACCGATGCCGGCGAGAACCCATCTGTCGCCGAGTATCCGGTAAATTCGTATCCCGCCGTCGACAGGTAGGTATGACCTCCCATGGTGAGATTCTGCGGGTAGTCCGTGAGATAGATCGGGCTGCCCGTGGTCGGCACGATGCGCATGCAGAGCACCCGGTAGCGGTAGTCGGCGACGGTGGATTTCATGGCTGCAGCAACTCGATCAGGTCAATCGATCCGCAATCGCGGACCGACGGCGACAGCGCGGTGAGCACAATTGCGGAGTCGAACCGGCATGGAATGTCGAAATAGCAGCCGGCGGTGATATTGTCGGTAATCAGCGGGGAAGGCGAAATCGTCATCAGTCCGGTGGTGGTATCGACCGTGATGCCGGATCCGATCGTCACGCCGTTTTTCGCGGCGACGACGCTGCCGGCTACGGGCTTGTAGATGTTGCGCATCGGGTAGCCAATGCTCGGCAGCGCGGTGCCGTTGGTTCCGTAGTAGTTGCGCAACTGATAGACGCCGCCGGCCGTGTTCGCGAGCGGTTCGTCCAACGGCGTCGGTACGCCGGTCAATGCGTTGGTGCTGAAATCGTCGAGACACTTGACGCGGAAGCCGGCGAACTTGCCGTATGCCCGGTGATACAGCGCCAGGACGCGCGCCCACAGGTCAGCCTGATCGCTGGTGAAATTGACATGGAACGAGCGCACCGGGAAAGGCTGGATCAGCTTCCGATACTCGGCGCCTCCGGCGGTCTTGGTGATCAGCACGGTGTAGTCGTCGGAGTAGGCCATGCCGATGCGCACGTCGACCGGAAGTCGCTCTTCCAGGAAGTCAGACATAGCGGTACGTTCCCTTGATCGCCGACGCGACTTCCCGTGCGATCTGGCCCGCCGACCGGCGCAGATCCGGCGCGTTGTTTCCCATACCGTTGAGGTTGACGGTGATGTGATTGACCTGGCCTCCGCCGCCGTTGTTCTGCGCCGCCGGGATGATCTTCTCGCCCTGATGGATCTGCGCGATCATGTCGCGCGGCACGTAGTCGGTGCCGACGGCGAACGACGCAAAGTTGCCGGTCAGCGCGAGCAGGTTATCGAGGGCGTCGCCGGGCATCGCGCTCGCCACTGCCGCGGTCGTTGCCGTGCCACCCATCCCGAACGCCTGCATCAGGCTGGAGAGCCAGCCACCGCTCGTCGGCGTTCCGACAGCTCCCAACAGCCGGCGATTGAGGTCCGCTGCGACCGCCATCGCGATCATCTTCTGCACGATCGTTCCGAAGCTCTGCAGCATTCCCTTGCAGCCCTTCTCCCATGGGTTGAAGAGGAAATCCGCCATGGCGCCCTCGATGCTCTGGTACGCGTTGGTAAACAGGTCTTCGGTGGTCTTGGCGACGTTGCGCGACTTCTCCATGTAGTTGTCGTAAGCACGGACGGCTCCGTTGATCCAGTCTTCGTCCGCAGCGCGGCGCGCTTCGTAGTCTCGGATCATGGAATCGGTCGCCTCGCTCGAAGCCTTGCGGGCGCGCTTCGTAGTCTCGGATCATGGAATCGGTCGCCTCGCTCGAAGCCTTGCGCAACTCCTCTTGAGCGGCCAGCGAAAGCGGCCGGTGCGCCTGCTGCGCGCTGAAAATGATTTCCTCGACCTGCTGCGCGTTCTGATAAGCGATACTCAGGCGGTTTTGCTCATCGACCGTCTTGGTCATGATGGAGGTTTGGAACTGGTACTCCTGCGACATGCGCCGCACCGATTCCGAATACTGGTCGAGCTGCTGCTTGTCGATCGCCCGGTGGTATTGCTCGATCTTGTCTGCGGCTTCCGTGTAGCGCGCTGATGTTTTGTCGATGGCCTCTGCGTCGGCCAGTTGCTCCAGCCGGAGATGCAGGGCGGCAAATTCCGACTCGTGCATTTTCTCGATCAGACGGTCGAGCGCCTGCACGTAGGTGTCGAACGGGCTGGCTTGACTCCCAGCCGCCGCCACTGCCGCCCTGGGCAAACGGGACGCGTATCCGTCGAGAGAGGGTTTTACCGCCTCGCGCGCCGCGCGGTCTTTGGCTTCCTGCGCGGATGATCCGAGCATTTCTTTCAGGCGGTCGGAGTAGAGAGAAATCGGCTCCCGGTTTTTCGCCAGTCGCGCGTCGAGTCCGGCGAAGTATTTCTCGTTCTCTGCCTGCAGCGCGGCGAATGCCTGCTTTTTCTCGTCGAGCGATCCGCTGACGGCAATTCCAGCGAGGGCGCCGACGGTGTAGATGTTGCGCCCGATACGCTCGATCGGCGTGGCCACCTCAATGGCCACCGCCTTGATGAGCTGGAACATATCGAGGACGTGCGCGATCGCCATCGCGCCGCCTTCGGCCCACGACTTGATCGATCCATCGGCGGCCAGATTCTTGACCGCCTGCTGCACGCCGCCGGTTTCGTTCTTGGCGTCGAGCAGCACCTTGACGAAATCGGACACGACGGGCAAAAGCTGCACCGAGATGACCTTGTACAGCGCATCCTTGGCGGCGGTCAGGCGGTTCAGTGTCTGGATGTACTCTCGCGCCTGGTCGGCCTGCTCGGTGGTGCTCTTGGCAACGAGGTCGCCGTTTTCTGCCAGCGCCTTGAGGATTGGGATTTGCTGCGCGCCGGACTTGCCAAAAATATCCTGCACCAGAGCGGTTTTTCCCATCCCGTCGCGGTATTCGGCGAGCTTATCGGCAATTTCCTTATAGGATGATGCCGTATCCATCGTGCGCAGCTTTGCGGCAGACAAGCCCAGCTCTGCAAGCGCATGCCCTGCGCCTTTGGCTTCGTCATCGGCCCCGGACAGAGATTTCGCCAGACGAGTCATGCCGGCCTCTACCAGGTCGATGCTCTGCCCGGTGATTTTCGCGACTCCGGCGAGGGCAGACAGGTTCTCGACACTGGCTCCGGTCTTTTCGCTCATGTCCTTGAGTCTGGACAAAGACTCTGTGACCTGCTCGAACTTCCCGACCAGCGTACTGATGCCGACGCCGGCGGAAAGGCCGACGATGGCGAGACCGAGCGCCTTGGTTGCTGCGGTCGCCACCTCGCCCGCCTTGGCGATGCGGTCAAAAGCGCCTTTCGCAACCGCTTCTGCCCTGTTCAGGTCGGTCTCGAAACGCGCGATGTTGGCTTCGAGACTGACGACAAGCGAGCCCAGGTTAGCCATTTGATCCCCCAAAAAGCGTGTTACGAATCAGCTCCGCCTGCTCTTCCGGCGTGGCCATCAGCACGGCGGTTTCCGTTGCCCGTGGCAACGCTTCAAGCGAAGGCATGAAATCTGCGGGCTGCGCTGGCCCGGCGTTCTCCGCGCGCTGCCTGCCAGCGTAGTTGGCGACCGTCGAGCAGATCATCCCGGCGCGGAAGTCTTCGCGCATTTCTCCAATCGGCTCGATCTGCAGGAAGGCGTACCACTCGCCAAGCTGCCGGCTGTCGAGACTGGCGAGCAGTGCATCTGGATGGACGTACCCAAGAGCCAGACACAGGCGGAAGAGCAACCGCCGCCGGTGTCCGGACCTCAGTTTTTTTCGGTTTCGGCTTCCGCCTGAGCGCCGATGCCGTTCAGCCGTTGCGCCACGTCGAAGAGGCGATCGAGCACTGCTGCGGACTTGCCACCGAGCAGCATGGCGTCGCCGTCGGTAAAAACTCGTGCGCCATGGTCGTCGACGATGGCCAGGGCAAGCAGTCGAGCGCGCAGATTGTCGAGGTTGCGCTTGCCGCCATCGGCGACCAGTCCGGACTCGAACGCATCGCGCTCGGTGCCGGTGAGCGTGCGCACACGAACATCTCCGCCCCATTCGGGAACGGCTACGGTCTCGGTCTTGAGGTCTTCGGCGGCGAGGATCGCGGCCTTGTTGAGGATTGGCATGGCGATATCAGCTCCAGGTGATCGCGCCGGAAATCCGGAGCTGGCTGGAACGCTTCAGGATCTGATCCACGCCGCCAGACGACGAAGCCGACTTGACGTATGCGGTAAAGGTCGCCGTTGGCGTGGTGCCGCTCGGAAGGATCAGCTTGAACTGCTTGGCCGCTCCGGAGATTTGCGCTGCCACCAGGGCGAGCTGGCCGGCGTCGCCGTTGTCCTGGTCCATGTCGAGCTGGAAATGCCCAGGATCGACCAGGCCGAGCAGGAATTCCTTCGCGGTCGAACTCATGTTCGTCTTGTCGAGTTCGCTGGCCTGGCCGTCGAAGCCAGAGAAAGTCTTGATGTTGTTGATCTGCGTGAAGGTCGTCGGGGTCGCCGTTCCCGATCCGGCGGTGATCGTCTTGCCGGTGGTGTCGACGCTCACCGCGAAGGTGTTCGTGGTCTTGTCTCGCACCGTGAATGTCAATCCGTTGAGCAGCGCGGCGTCGGCGCCGGTCAGCGCGGCGAAGGTGACGACATCGCCATTGCTGAAGCCATGCGCAGACGAGGTAAGGATGGTCGGATTTCCGACGGCGACGCCGGTGATGGTTTTCGCGCCACCTGACCCGGTGGCGATTTGCACGATACTGCCTTGTGCGGAGATTGCGGTCGATGCCATTGTTGTTGCTCCTGTGGTGGGTGGTGGGTGCTACGTGGTCCAGAGCGAAAAATCCTGACTGACGCGGTACAGCCGGGTGTCGTCCTCGAAAAAATCCTGCTCGCTGATCTTGATTGCTCCGATGCCGACGACGGCTGCCTCGATCGCCGCGCCCAGCGCATCGGCGGCGGTGTAGCTGGTGGCATAGGCGTCGATCTGCACGCGCGTGTTCTGCACGTCCGATGCCCCGCGCAGGCTGTTGTTGGTGGTCGAAATCACGCGCTGCCAGGCGATGTATGGCGGCGAGGTGTTCTGCGCGGCGCGAAGGTTCCAGGCGCCACCTGCGGCGATGCCGGCGAGCGCGGCTTGCAGGGTGGTTTGCAGGCTCATGGCTTGATGTACCGCCAGCCAAGCTGCCCGGCTTCTTGCGGAAAGCGGTTGGCGATCGTCTCGGCGATCGCTCCTATGGCTTCGTCCTTCTTTACTTCGAACGCCGGGCGCATGAACGGGCGCGCGGCCATCTTGCTGGTGCCGAATTCAACAAAGCGCCAGTAGTAGGCGTCGAACTTTCCGCCGACGGCGACCTTGCGCCCCTTGCTGCTCGTCGCGGCGTTTCGAACGAACACGTGATAGACCTCTTTGCCCGGCCCGCTGGAACGATTGGACCGGCCGAGCGCGATGGCGCGCCGGAGCGTCCCAGGAGGCGGATGACCCTGGCTGACCTTGCCGGTGAATACGGGCGCTTTCGCCTTGGCTTCGTCTCTGATCACTTTTCCGCCGGACGCAACGGCGCCACGCAGGACGCGCCGGGCGACGTTGGCCGGCAGAATCTTCAGCGCCTGCGCGAACACATCTAGCCCTTGAATCGTGACGAATTCAGCCATCGTTCAGGCCTTCGGAAGTCAGCAGCGTGAGCGAGCGATTGCGTACGACCTCGTTGATCGATGCGCTGATGTTG